CCCACAGCTTTTGGATCATTTTTCCAACGCTCTTTGAATGCTACCAATGCTGGAATGGTTGCATGTAGATCTCTTACCACAACATTTGCAGCTGATTCTTTCACTGTGCAATCTTCTGCATACACATACAGTGTGATATCTGTGGGCCAGTTTTGAATGAATGATTGTATCATTCTACTGCCATACTTGTCATATCCAGATTGATTGAATGTGGTAACCACTGCTTTTTTTTGCATTATTTTTGTAATCGTTTGATATCAGCTGCCACCATCATGCTGACCAAGGTTTTAAAATCTGTTTTGCGTTGCCAGCCTAATATTTTTTCTGCTTTGGTGGCATCACCACACAGTCTATGTAGTTCTGCAGGTCTTTTAAATTTGGGATCACTTTCCACATATTGTTGCCAGTCTGTGATGCCCACACTGTCAAATGCCAATTGTAGAAATTCTTTGATGCTGTGTTGCTCTCCAGTGGCTATCACATAGTCTCCTGGCTCTGGCTGTTGCAGCATCTGCCACATGGCTTCCACATAATCTCCAGCAAACCCCCAGTCTCTTTGTGATTCTAGATTGCCTAAAACGATTTTATTCTCCAGCCCTAGTTTTATTTTTGCTACTCCGTCAGTAATTTTTCTTGTGACAAATTCTTTGCCTCTGATGGGAGATTCATGATTAAACAATATACCTGTGGAAGCATGCAAACTATAACTCTCACGAAAATTTATAGTGATCCAATGTGCATACAGTTTGGCCACTCCATAAGGAGATCTAGGATGGAATGGAGTGTGTTCATCTTGTTTGATGGTTCCTATACCATTGCCGTACATTTCACTAGTGCTGGCCTGATAAAATCTAGTGCTTGGGTTATGATGTTTAATAGCGTTTAATATGTTTAACACTCCCACAGCATTTACCTCTGTGGTGACCTTGTTAAGATCCCAACTGGCTCCCACAAAACTTTGAGCAGCAAGATTGTAAAACTCATTTGGTCGTAAGGTTTTTATCAAATGATTCATATTATTATCATCAGTGATGTCACCTGTGATCAATTCAATATCATTTTCAATGCCTAAGAATTTAATATTTTCCAAATTGGGACTGGAATATCTTTTGACCAATCCAATCACGTGATATCCTTTTTCCAATAATAGTTTTGCTAGATAAGGACCGTCCTGTCCAGTCATTCCAGTTACAAACGCAATTTTTTTCATGATAACTCCTAATTTATTTTAAGCATGTTGGCTAGATATTTTTTCCAAACATCATTATATTCACAATCCCTGTATTCTTTAAACCAAGGTCCACCTTCTGTGTAATGCAACACTTTGGGCTCACCATCTTTGGGTTCTTTGTACCAACCCACCAACCAATTCCAACTGTAATCCACACTGCCAATCTCTTCATCTTTTAACCAACTGAATCTGTGCAGATACTGTCCTGTTTCTTTATTGACCATTTCAGGAGTGACTGCTCTGTTGGCAGGATGAGCACAATTCCACAGTATCATGGAACTCCAATTCTTTCTAGGATATGGCATTTGTTTTTGATTGTCCATTTTAACTCCTGGTGCAGGAGTGTAATCGTGTTTGACCACCATCACTGCATAGCGATCATCTGCTTGAGCAAACAATTCTGCCGCATCCACGGTCCACACAAAGTCACAGTCACAGAACACTGCCCAACCGGTGTAGTTGGTCATGTAGGGAATGAGAAATCTGCTGAAGGTAAATTCGGTAGTGCTGAGTGGATCGATGGGGCGTGTGTACAAACCTGCCTCACGCAGTTCTTTCATTTTGAGTGGTAGAACTTCAGCTTTTGGTTGATGCTGTTTGATTGAATGCTCACACACCTGATATGTGATATCTTCTCTGGTATCATAGCCCACAAATATCTTCATAAGAATTTTAAATAAAACTATTTATATGCTCAGTAAACTGGTAAATAGTATTATGGATATTCAAATTTGGTTAAAAAACTTTGAAAAAAAATATGGATCATTGTTTGAAAGAACATAAGCAATGCACCATAACAATTTTAGCCAGCACTACTACGATCTAATTGGCAAGTCAACTCAATTTCACAAAAGCAACAAGACTTGGAGCGGGTTTAGTCAAACGGCTTATGTTAACGATATTAAAACATTAGTTGAAAAACACAATGTAAAATCTTTATTAGATTATGGGTGTGGCAAGGGTGAGCAATACATAGAAAAATTAGAATATTCTCCTGGAGTATTTCAAACTTTTAATGAATACCTCAATATTGATTCGGTTTATAAATTTGATCCTTGCTGGGAAAAATTTAAAACTCCGCCCAATGAACATCAAAAATTTGACGCTGTAATAATGATACAAGCTATTGGTTTTATACCCGATCAGGACATCGATGTATTGAAAAATATATTAATGAACCATGCTACAAAGTTTTGTTTTATCGGAGAATGTTATTCTAGTTACGGAAAAGTCAAACCAAAGAAAACTAAGTTACTTGACCCCACTTACTTTAAAGAAGTTCGTAATCCTGAATGGTTTAAGAATAAGTTTAGTGATTGGACAGGATCTGAATTAATTTTTAAATTTATTTAAGGAACTATTGGAAGGAATATAGAGTCTCCTTGCATTGTATCACATTCTTTGTATTTTAAATCATTAATAATAGTTTGAAAAATTTTATCATCGTACCTATGCAATGATTTACGTTCTACCCCATGTCCATACTCGATCATTAACACTGGGCGATGTTCTTTAATAGTATTAATTGCCCCTTGCAATACTTCTAATTCCCAACCTTCCACGTCAATTTTTATCAATGATACTTTGTCAAATTTATGTTGATCTAATTGCTTTATTTCAACTTGAAAAATACAATCTTTAGAAATATTTTTTATGTTTGAATCATCAATTATTTGAAAACTTCCTGAATTCTTATGACTTCCGTATGCTGCAAATACTTTTTTATTTTCATTACCACAACCATAATTAAAATAAGTTATTTTAGATTTATAATCAATAGTATTTTCAACTAAACAATCAAAATGTGAAGGATTAATTTCAAAAGCATACACATGTTGGAATTCATTTTCTAACCAGTGTGTGGTAGTGATTCCCACGTGTGCTCCGATATCAATCACTGAATATTTTTGATTACATGCTTCTATTGCTACAAGTCTACCTTTATTTTTCCATCGAGTACTAGCTTTGCCTGTAAAATAGTCGTGTTCTGGATTAATTATTTTATTTGTTGGTAGTTTAAATTTTTTTATCATAAAGTTATTAAGTATTTAAGGTTTTAAACCGTTACTCCAGAATATTTCTGTTTTTTTTAAAATTTTAGAAAGTTCTGCTGATATACCATTTTCTCCACAATAAGCTGTTTTTTGTTTTCCTTTTTTTACTACTGTGTTCCATCCTTGACCGTTGAAAATCGCATGCGCCACTTCTTCCGGGGTCTTTCCTATCTTGGTGCCCCAAGTTCTCCATTCTCTGATACTGCCAATGGATTTGGCTTTGGTTACCAAATCTCCCATTTTTGTAAAATGCCATCCACCATGCACAGGATAAAACTTTGTTTTTTGTCCAGGGGTTTTTACTCTTAATGCTTTATTTTTACTACAATAAAAATCGGCCATAGTATTAATATCTTTCAATTTAGCCATTTTAGATCCTGGCCATTCAGGCATAGCTGGAGTATACCAATCAACAAAACATTGTCTATTTGAATGAACCCACACCACTTGGCCATGTTGATTATATTCTTCAGTAGCTAATTTAAATTTTTTTTTATCCCAAAATTCATCTAAATCATTCATAATTACCCAATCATCTACACTAGCAAATTTTTTTATTTCGATAAGAGCTTGCTCTCTAGTGCCATTTTCAACCCATTTTTCTTGAACGCCTTGAGCATCTTCCAGCCAAATATCCGGCCAGGTGCATACAGCATAATGAACTTTATTTTTTATTTCATTAGGTAAAGAATCTAATATCTTAGAAAAAAAAGGTTGATTTTTTTGATGACGCCAAGTTTGATTACTTTCAATTATTACAAAATCTGTTACAATATCATTATAATATTCTAATCTAGCTTTTACTAGATCTATTTCATTTAAAAAAGTAAATGCATCAATAATTTTAGTCATTTATTGGTTCCAGTATGTAATCATGTTTTGAATACCATATTTTTTTATATCCATATGTTAAAGCCAAATCTAAAGCAGCAGCGTGTCCTTTACTAATTTGTTTATCTAAAATTTTATTTTCAAAACTTATTTCTAAAATAATTAAAGGTTTACAGTTTTTAATTGTTTGTTCAGCTCCTTTTACAACTTGAAGTTCGTGACCTTCAACATCTATCTTTAGTAAATCTACAGAATCAAAATTAAATTTGTCTAAATAAGTCACAGGAATTTCCGTAGGTTTCCAGTTTTTTTTTAATACAGCATTAGTTGATATTATTTGGTCTATTTCGGAATTTGAACATTGTGCAAATAGAACTTTATCTTCTTTATCACTAAGTCCTAGATTATATAGATTAACATTCTCTTTATTGCAGTTTTTTTCTAAACATGAAAAAGATTTAGGACTAGGTTCAAATGCAGTGACCTTACTCCAACGAGTTGAAAAATAAGCTGTCATTAAACCAATATTTGCTCCAACATCAATAACATGATTTTTTTTCTTTAGATTTTTTTCGTACCATGATTCTATTATTTCAGTCATTCCTAAATTTATTACTGTATCTCCATAAACATAGTTTTCATTTAAAATACGATCTTTGCTATGCTGTTCATCAACATACCACCAGTTGTTTTTGAAGTACATATTATTTTCCTAAGTATTCGTTTTTTGATTTTTTTGACTTATAATGTTTGATGTATTTACCAATAGGAGTATGAGGCAAAGGTGATTTGTATTTCTTATCTAATAGACAACATAAGTCGTTTAATTTAGTTGTTTCTTCAAATTCTTTAATTACTGCGCCTAAAACTTCTCCATCGTAAAATCTTCTTAAATTTTGTGATATTTTTTTATCATAATATTCTCTATATCTTATAGAAAATTTAGAAAATTGTTCATGTGATTTGTTGACTATAAAAAATCCCGATTCCACACTAAATTTTAATTCACTGTTGGGATCGTTCTTGTCTTTATGATGCCAAACTCCCATAAAAGTTGCCAGTGTATCATCAGGACAACATGTTAATAATAAACTTATGTCTATGGGTTGAATGGTAATTGTGTCAGCATCAATCCAAATAATACGGTCAGCATTTAAATTTTCAAAAGCATGTATAATGGAATAAGCCTTTTTGGCAAATGTTTTTTCTCTTTTATTATTATGATTAGAATTTTGAAATTCAAAATATTCTTTAGGTAAATTATCAAATGGTATTTGTTTAATTCTCTTGTGGTTGGGCATAGAAAATCCTTCCACATAGCAAGTAAGACTATACTCTTCGGGCCAATACTTCAACCAAGAATCCACACAATCTTTTCCGATGTTATCATAATAAGTTTGATTAAAACTTGTAATTGTTTTTATAATCATACATATTTCCTAAAAAAACTCCAAGCTTCGCCAGATTGCATTTCTGTAAAGTTCCAATGACACATGGCTAGACGTTCCACCCAAGATTGACGCTCATGTAACACAGGATTTTCTATTTGATTTAAATCAGTATTGGCCACTGAATAACTTTGACTGTGTTTGGGTTCAGAGTCTGTGATAAATGCAGGCACACCTTCTATGATACTGGCCACGCTGGGTGAACTATTATGCACCACAGTGGCCCAAGCATTTTTGAGATCATCTAATAAATTTGTTTTATTACTCAGTGAAACATTTTTGTATTTCAATTTCAAAATACGCATAATTTTTTTATCGCCTGGATGCGGTCTTACCACAATAGGTCTACTGGAAATCTGTTGTATTTTTCTTACGATATCATCCAACCAATCTATCACACTCAGTCCAGCCATACTCCAACCACCATTGCGTTGCAAACAGATTAGTATATGATTGCCCTGTGTTCTATAAGGTTTCAGTGTGATGTTCATATTTCTACTTATTTTAATCCATCTATTAGGATCCACATCTTTATCAAAATAAAATCCTGTGGTGGGAAATACTCCGTCAAAACTGTATCGCAAGTAGTGATGGGGATTATTTTTATCCATGTACAAAAATAAATTGCTGTCTGCTATGAGAGTTTTTTTGCTAGACTGTTTTTGATAATCTAATATTTTTTGTCTTAAATCCAAATGAGGCAAATGTTTGCCATCCTTGTGTACATACCCCATGATACAAGCCACATCACACGGAACGCAATTGAATCCTTTGTGCAGTATGCCTGTGTCTCCTGCTGCATTTACTCCTTGATGAAAAAATTTTAGTATGTTGGATTTTTCTTCACTCTTGTTGTGTGGAGGTAATATGTCAAGGTATGATACTGTGGTCAGTTTAGACATGATATTTTTTTACAATGTTAATAGCTGTGCCATCGTATAATTCCTCTCGGGTAAATTGACTGTAACTCAAAGCACACAGCCAACGTGCTAGATGTGGTCTTTGTAAATTTTCTATGTCTGACAGCTTGTTGCTGCTCACGGGATTGGTGATGTGCTTGTCCAAGGTGATCACAGGAATACCACTCCAAATGGCTTCTGTGGCAGCATTGGAATTGATATTCACAAGACAGTAATAGTCTTCATTATTGAGTTCTTCCACAAGACTGGTGCGCACTTTTTTTTCAGCTTTTTCTCTAAACACAATCTTCTTATCTGTGTGTTTCTTCAATTCACGTTCCACATCATATTTCCAAGTTTTAAGATCCACATGAAATATGCTGGCAGCAAATGGTCCTGGTTCTATGATCAGTATTTTCTCTCCTGACCGTCTCCATGGTTTGGGAAAACTGGTGAAGTTGGATAATCTATCCACAGGAGCTTCAAACATCCGATCATGATGTATGTGATTGCGCACCAATCTGTGCCATTTTTTATTGGTCTCTAAGAAGTTGGTGTACCCACTGTCTATGAACCACATAGGATAGCGATTGTCAATCTTTTGCACCAGTAATTGTTCGTTGCCTGTGGTATTTCTAATTAAACAATCCTGTCGATAATCAGTGAAGTCCTGTCTACGCACCAACTCAGCATTTTTGTGTATGGTCAGCCCTGTGCTCTTAACAAAATGTTGCATCTTACTTTTTTTGTACATGCTCAGCACACGCTCAGTGCCCAATGCCTCCAACACCTGATCCATGTTCTTATGTATGATTTGAAAATATTTTTCTTTATTTTGATCCATCAGTTGCCATATTTTTCCCACATAATCAGTCAACTCTCGATATAAAATTTTCTCCAATTTGCCAGGCCATTTGCCCCAGCTCCATCTGGCATTGTTGGCTTCCAACACCTGTTCTGCTTCTCCCGAATTGCGCATTTTTCTCAGCCAGCGTCTGTGTTGTCTAATACCTGTTTTGATCTGTCTGATGTGTTTCCAACTTTCGCTGTGTTCATATGTCACTTTATCTTTGGCCACTTGAAAGTGATTGATGATACTGTTGAGAAAGTGTGCCAATTCTTTGTTGTTGATCAGTAGTTTCATGATGATGTTTCTGTGTGGTATTTAAATAGAAATTGATGGATTAAAAGTGGATCTGGCGACTAGATGCTGGCGTCTTCCATACCAGCCACACGCAATTTGACTATGTTGGTCATCTGCCATTGCTTTTGGTCTAGTCCTTTGCAAATACCCAACCATTTGTTGCGCATCAGTGCAAAATCATTGATGATCTTTTCATAGTCCACCACATCTGCTTCACCATCCACATACTTCTCCACTTCTCTGCTGGTGAGTGCTCTGTTGTAGCTTTCGAAATATTTTTTAAAATAAGAACTGCGTAGTCTACGCAATTCAATGTTGAGATATTCTAATACTGCTTCCAATTCTTGTAATTGATTGAATCTGTGTTCCACAATGCCAGGCATGTCTGCTGCTTGTTTTTCCACATTGCCTCGGATTTTGATTTCCAGTTTGGCTTCTTGCAATTGATTTTCGAAATATTCCAATGCTTCAGGAATGGTACTGATGTCTTTGGATATCTTTTGATACCATCCAGACATTATTGATCCTCGTCTTCCTCAATGTCTAGATAGTACATGATGGCTTTGTCCAAATCTTGGTCATTGCCCATGGCTTCTTTGAATTGTTCATCTTCCACACCGTAGTCGGCGCACATTTCCACATATTTCTCAGCCACCACTTCGATCTGTTTCTTATCGATGTATTCTTTGAAAAATTGCCAAGTTTCTATCAGTTGACTGGCGTCTTGCATTATTTTTTCTCTTCCTTCACTGTTTCCACTTCTGTTTCAGATTTTGGTTTGATCTTGTGATATTCTTTCATAACCATATCCAACTTTTCACCTGTCCAACCTTTTCTATACTCCAAGTGTTCCACGCCTTTAAGGTCCACATATTTAAGTCGGTTACCAGATTGAGTAAGGATACCTTCTTTTTCGAACAGTTCTACCAATCCACTGTAAGGATCCATGCCTGTTTCATAAGGAATTTTAACTTGCACAGTTTCAAAAGGTTTGGCAAATCTTGTTTTCATTATCTTACAAGCAGCTCTAATACCTCTCACATCTGTTACTTTGTTACCATCTTCGTCTTCTTTTAATTTTAATTTTTTCATTGCTACCACCACTGAACTGGCGTACACAAATCCTTGACCACCCGATATTTTATCATCTGGATCAAACATATCTTGTGAAGCATACGTGTGATTGGTTGCTACTAATCCCACATTCCAGCTACCAAACATGTTCACACAATTACGAACCAATGCTGTGAGTGCTTTGGGTTTACGACCCATGTCACCTTTCATATCTCCTGCTTCAAATTGATTTACGTCAGTGGGAGTTAATAACATACCCAAACTGTCTATGATGAATAATATTTTAGGAGCAGTTTCTTTGTTGTCTCCGTGTTCTGCTTTGTATTCTTTCATGAATGCTGATATGGTTTTGGCCACATCATCAATCATGCTAAGATTTAATTTTAATAATTTTTTCTCGTCACAGTCCACACCCAATGCTTCCAACCAATTTTGGTCCAGTGCGTTTTCTGTGTCCACCAACACCACAAATATGCCTTGCTTTTGTGCGTGTCTTACCAAGTTGCCTGAAGCAATGTATGATTTGCCTGATCCTGATTCGCCAGCAAACACTGTTACTTTGCCCAAGGGAATTCCTTTTTCAAAATCGCCTGACATCAAATAGTTCAGTGCGTAGTTGCCTGTGGAGATCCAATCTGTTGGATCATTGAATCCCAATCCCAATCCATCAATGGATTTAGTTAATGTTTTTCTAAATTTCGATATGTCGAAAGCCTTAGTAGCCATAAATTTTTCCTTTTGTTAATTCGTAGTGGAGAATATTCAAACTCTCCACTACAATATACCACTCTTTATTGTTTTTGTCTAGACCTAATCATTGCCAAAATATCTTCAGCTCTGCTTTTGCTCTCTGCTTTTGGAGCAGTGACAGATTCTGTTTTAACTTCAACTTTTGCTGTTGCAGTTTCAATTGGCTTTGGTGTTTCAGCTTTAACATTAGTGTTAATAACCGGGTCTCCAGTTTTGGATGACATGCCAGCTGGACGGAAGTATTGTCCAAATCTTTCCATATCATATGCTTCACCATCCACAGATGCTTCAAACATTTCTTTCATTACTTTCAACTCAACTTCAGTTGGTTTTTTAGGCAAGTAATCGCTCATGTTGTACAAGCCGTGTGTTTCCACTGCTTTGTTTTCATCTTCAGTTAATGGTCTGGATTTTCTTGACCAAGCAGAAGTTGAATAGTCTGCGTATCCACCTTTGCTGGTTTTGATAATTTTAAAATCAACTCCGTTGATTTTGTCTGTAGGAAGATCTTCCATTTCAGGATCCATTAGAGCTCCTTTTATTATTTGGAATATTTGTGGTCCAATAATAAATCTTCTAATTGGATTTGCTGGTTTGGTTTCTTCATTCAGTGGATCTTCTTTGACAAAACCTTGGAAAATGTATGATCTTTTTTTCCAATATTTTCTTCCCATGTCTTCCAAGTTAGGATCTTTAAACCATCCTCTAACTTCGGATAGAATAGGACAAGATTCTCCGTACATTTCCATACATGGCACTTGTACTTGAACTGGTTTTGAATCAGTTTCTCCTTTGATACCATTGAATGGAAGTTTGATCATCAAACGCTCTCTCCAGAAGAAAGTGTTGTTTGAGTCGCCATCTGGCAAGAATCGAACAGTTGATTGTTCTCCTTCTTTTAGATTCCAGAATGGATAGATTGCGTTGTCGCCGCCGCTTGTTTTTGTGTTACCGCCTGAACGAACTTCTTGTTCTTTCAGTTTGTTGCGGATTTCTGCTAGTGTAGCCATTATAAGCCTCCTTATTGTTTGCCTGTTTGTATTTGTGCCTCACTATAATATAGCACATATTTCTACATACTATATTAATATGTGTATTTAGTCAAGTGTGTAGTTAATGAAATATTATTTTTTGGTAGAATAGCCTGCCAGCTGTTTGATGCGTTCAATTTCTTTGTCCTGACCGCTCTGTAATGTTTTGATGGTTTCGATAGCAGTTTTGGCAGCAGCATCTCCATATTGTTTTTGCACTGCTGTGATCACTGCTGTTTCTCCTTTGGGAAATTTATTGGTAGTGTAGTCATAAAAACTCTTAACCAATTCTTCTATTTTAGTGGAGCCTTTGTGTAGATCTTGTTTGCTGGATTTATTATCTTCAGAATATTTTTTATTCAATTCCATAGCTGCTTCTTCTGCTGCTTCTCTGTCTTTTTTGATTTCAGCCACAGTGGTGTTTAAAAAGTTGGCCAATTCTAAATCACTCATTTGTCTAATGGTAGGGCCACCGCCTGTGCTTTCAAATTTACTTCTTAATTTGTCTGAGTCCATTTGAAAATCTTCTGAATCCATGTATTCTTTCCAGTCTTTGTATTCATCGTGCAATGCTGGAGTGTTGTTCCAAATTTCTTTGGCTAATTCTTCTGCAGATCCTTCACCAGGATGATAGGATTCTTTTTTATCTTTTTCATCTCTGTATTGTTTTGAAATGATTGCGTATTCTTGTGGTTTTAATTCATGCACTTCTTTGTTGTGTGTTTTCTTTAACCAATCACGAAATCTATACTGATCATCTATGCTGGCTTCAGCTTCTTTCTGAGTTGTTTCTATCAATCCCATATCGGCCAATCTAGTTGTGAGCCAATTGATAGGATCGCCATCTTTAGCAGTATATGTACCATAGGGCATATCTCCATTATCGTGGTAATAGTTTGCCAATTCTGAATACAACTCTTTGTGATTGTATAAATCATCTCCTGCCTTAAATTGTTTGTAAGCATTTGGATGTTTGTTCAATATTTTTTGCACTTCTTCTTTTTCTTGAGATGCAGAAGATTTGCCTGCATAGGCCTGAGCCTGGGGTGATTGGTTTGGATCCATGTCAGCATCATCTTGCAATGATGTGTCACTGATGCCTGCCATATCCATGGCATCTTTGAGTGTGAATTCTTTGTCGCCCACTTTGAATTTGTCACCTGGTTTCATTCCTGCTGCTTTGGCTTTTCTTACTGCTTGTGCAAACTGATTGCCTTCTGTAGACATCTTCATGTCACCAGTGTTGATTCTTTTTACCATATCAGGTTTCTTATCCTGTATGTAAGCCATAATCAAAGGTCTAATACAAGTGTCGCTGTTTTTCTTGCCAATCTCTCTGATTTGGTCATTGAGATTTGGATCATCTATAATTCCTACTAAACTTTCTAAACCATTCACTCCATTTACACCTGCGGGAAAATGATTCTTCATTAATAGATTTAATTTTTCTAATGCTTGTTTTTGTTCTTCAGAATCAGAGGAAAACAAAGTATTTTCTCCTTCATCAATGATGGAGTCTAAAATTTTTTCAAATTGTTCAATAGGATCTTGAGT